AGGCAAAACAAAGGGTCGCATGGTATGATGAAGTGTCGCGGTATGGGCAAAGCGATGAAACCAGTTGCTATGAAAAAAGGTGGCTCGGTTAAAGATGCTTGCTATAGAAAAGTAAAAGCAAGTTACAAAGTTTTTCCTAGCGCATACGCATCTGGTGCTATTGCTAAGTGCCGTAAAAACAAAGGTAAATAATGGCAGTCAGAAAGACAGCTAAAGGTGCTGCACTTAAACGCTGGTTCAAAGAAGATTGGAAAGATGTTAGAACCGGTAAAGCGTGCGGTAGACAGAAGGGGGAAAAACGAGGTACTCCGTATTGTAGACCTAGCAAACGAGTATCAAGTGAAACCCCCAAGACTTCAAGTGAGATGACTACTACTGAGAAGAAGTCAAGAATATCTCAGAAGAAAAGTTTAGGGCAACCTGCAGGAAAACCACGACGAGTTGCACCGTTAAAACGTAGAAGGAATAAATAATGGCTACATCAGGAACAGCAACATTTAATTTAGACTTAAACAATATAGTCGAAGAAGCATTTGAGCGATGTGGTGCTGAACTACGTACAGGTTATGATTTAAGAACAGCTCGACGTAGCTTAAATTTACTCACTGCAGAATGGTCTAATCGAGGTATTAATCTATGGACCATAGATGAAGGGTCTGTCTCTTTAACTTCAGGAACAAGCAATTATAATCTCCCTGCTGATACTATAGATTTACTTGAACAAGTAATTAGAACCGGCACAGGACAGAATCAACAAGATATAAATATAACCCGAATATCTGCGTCTACCTGGGGTACAATACCAAATAAGAATGCAACAGGAAGACCTATACAAGTCTGGATAGATAGACAAGCTAGTCAACCACAAATTAATGTTTGGCCTGCACCTGATAATAATACTTATACCTTTGTCTATTGGAGATTGAAACGAATTGAGGACGCAGGGAACGGCGTTAATACTCAAGACATTCCATTTAGATTCTTACCTTGTTTAGTAGCGGGTTTAGCTTTTTATTTAAGCTTAAAAATTCCTAATGCAGGAGACCGAACTCAGTTTTTAAAACAAGAGTATGAAGAACAGTGGAATTTAGCTTCAACAGAAGATAGAGAAAAAGCCGATTTAAGACTTGCACCCCGTCGGCAGTATTTATAAGGAAACGCTATGGGACGAAAGTATACGTCTGGTAAACATGCCATAGCAGAATGTGATAGATGTGGTTTTCAGTTTAAGTTAAAAGATTTAAAAAAGCTTACTATAAAAACTACAGATACTGAAATTAAAGTCTGCAAAGAATGTTGGGAACCAGACCACCCACAAAATATGCAAGGTATGTATCCAGTGGATGATCCTCAAGCTGTACGAGATCCAAGACCTGATACAAACTTAGCAATACAAAGAAATTACCAATATGGTTGGGATCCCGTTGGACTAAATAATGGGTTAGCTATACCAGGCATAGAAGACGATTTGGAAGCAACCGGCGGAGTTGGCACGGTTACTGTAACTATAACTTAGGAGTATAATATGAACAAAGATAGAAAAGGCTGCAACACTACATACAAGCAACCAGAAATGGTAGCTGTACCAAACACAGCTGGTTATCCTGAAAAGGATGTAAAGACTGAAGGTGTAGTCACACGTGGTAATGGCGCAGCAACAAAAGGTACAAAAGCACGCGGCCCGATGGCGTAAGGATAAACAATGGCAATGACCTATACAGAATTAGTTGCAGCAATCAACTCGTACTCAGAGAATTCATTTGATACGACAGATGTTAATACATTTATTGAACAAGCTGAACAACGTATATTTAATACTGTACAACTGCCTGATTTACGACGTAACCAAGTAGGTAACACTACTTCAGGAAACAAGTATTTAACAACCCCAAGTGATTGGCTATCTACTTATAGTTTAGCTGTAGTAGACGGGAATAACGAGTATACTTATTTAATTAATAAAGATGTGAACTTTATTAGAGAGTCATTTCCTGATACAGACTCAGCTTATTATGGAAAGCCAGAATATTATGCGATATTTGACGACAATACTTTTATTTTGGGTCCTACGCCCGATCAGCAATATACTGTTGAGTTGCATTATTTTTATTATCCTACCTCTATTGTTACAGCTGGTACTAGTTGGTTGGGTGATAACTTTGATACTGCTTTATTCTATGGAAGTTTGTTGGAAGCAGCTACGTATTTAAAAGCAGATGCAGATGTAATAGCTAATTATAGTCAACGTTACATGGACGCCATCTCTATGTTAAAACAACTAGGTGATGGTAAAGATAGACGAGATGCCTACCGTAGTGGGCAAGCAAGGTATGAGGTACAGTGATAGATAATCAAGGAAACGTTTTAGAGGGTGATGTAAAAGTAATGACTACTCAAGGTCGAGGTTTTACACCAGAAGAAATTGCAGATCGCGCGTTAGCAAAAATTATGTATGTAAGTAAAGATGCTAATCCACTAATAAGAGATCAAGCAGAAGCATTTAAGGAGAGCATTCGAGGAGTTATCGAGTTCTACTTAAAACAAGCGGTACAATCCGACCGCACAACATTGGCGAATAGATTGCGTGAAGCAGGACATTCAGATTTAATTAAAATTTTGGAGATTTAATATGGCAATTACTCAAGCTATGGCTACAAGCTTTAAAGTAGATTTGCTAAATGGTATTCATGCTTTTGGTACGACAGTTACACGAGGAAGTACTAATGCGGATACATTTAAGATTGCGTTATACACGTCATCAGCAACACTAGATGCTACTACAACAGCTTATTCAGTCACAAACGAGGTTTCAGGTACAGGATACTCAGCAGGTGGAAACACTTTAACCGTATCTCAAACACCAACATCAACTTCGACTACAGCATGGTTAGACTTTGCAGACACAACATGGGTATCATCTACCATCACTGCAAACGGAGCTTTAATTTATAACAGTACTAATTCAGATAAAGCTGTAGCAGTATTAGCATTCGGTGGAGATAAGACATCAACTAACGGGGACTTTACAATCGTATTCCCAACAGCTGATTCATCTAACGCTATTATTCGCATAGCCTAATTAGGAGGCTAGAATGGCTCTTGTTTTAAAGGACAGAGTAAAAGAGACCACGGCAAGTACCGGGACCGGTACCGTCACGCTTGCAGGAGCGGTTACTGACTTTAGTAGCTTTTCTGTTATTGGTGATGGTAACACGACTTACTATACGATTACATTACCAGAAGGCGATGAATGGGAAGTAGGCATTGGTACTTATACTGCATCAGGTACGACTTTATCTAGGGATACAATACTTGCTTCTTCTAATTCTGGAAGTGCAGTTAATTTTTCAGCAGGGGATAAGGATGTATTTGTAGTCTATCCTGCAGGTAAAGCTGTTTATGAAGATGCAGCAGGTGATGTCACAGCAGGCGGTTCTATTACAGGCGAAGAGATGGTCGCCTCAAATGGAGTTTTTGTAAATAATAAAACTATCTCAGTAAATTACACTGTACCAAGCGGGTACAATGCTACGAGCACCGGACCTGTCACTGTTTCAGCGGGCACAGCGTTTACGGTTCCATCAGGATCAAGATGGTTGGTGCTCTAAATGTTTTCTGAAAGTCCTTTTTCCAGTGCCCCGTTTTCCTCACAGGGCGTAGCAGGTGGCATAAGTGTAGCGGTTACAGGGGTACAAGGTAATACCCAGTTAGGCACAGCAGCCGTAGTTGCTAATGCAGTAATAAATGTAGTCGGTGTACAAGCAACAGGACAATTAGGAACAGCAACTGTCGTAGCCGAAGCAGTTGTTAATGTAACAGGCGTAAGTGCAACAGGACAAACAGGCAACGTCACAATAATAGGCGAAGCCGTCGTCAATGTAACAGGATTAGAAGGTACTACTCAGCTAGGTACCGCGACAGCAGAAGCTGGGGCTGATGTTAATGTAACTGGAAATGAAGCAACAGGACAAACAGGCACTGTTGAAATAGTCGGTAAGGCTGTTGTAAATGTTACCGGTGTTGAAGGCACAACACAATTAGGTACAGCCACTGTAGAAGCTGATGCCAATGTAAATGTTACAGGTGTTGAAGCAACAGGCGAGACAGGCAATGTCACTGTAATTGCTGAAGCAAATGTAAACGTTACAGGTGTAGTAGGAACTACACAACTTGGTATTGCAGAAGTAGAAGCAGACGCAAATGTAGTTGTTACAGGTGTATTAGGTACCACACAGTTAGGTATAGTAGAAGCTAAAGCCTCTGCAAATGTATTACCAGACGGTGTTAGTGCTACAGGCAATGTTGGTACTGTCACAGTTATAGAAGGACAAGGTGTATTAATTGATATTACTGGGTTCCTCTTAACAGCAAGTACAAACGATGTATTGGTATGGAGTGATATAGATGATAATCAAACTCCAAATTGGGTAGATATAAATGATTCACAAACTAATAGTTGGGCTGATGTTATTGATGCACAATCACCTAACTGGACGGAGATAGCAGCATGATAAAAGTTGATGCAAAGAAAAAAGAAGACGGTGAAATAGAATGTACATACGAGATTGGTCTTGAATGTGCTAATTGTGGTATGACCGTTGACGCAGAAGAATATAGTTCAGGAACATGTTCAGATTGTGGTGAGCCTTGGAATGAAAAACGTCACACAGCTATTCACGTCACAAGTATTCCAATGCAAGGACAATCGAGTTAAAATAACATAAATTCAAGGATTTATTATGGCAAGTACGTATTCAAATTTAAAAATAGAACTTATCGGAACAGGTGAGCAATCAGGTACTTGGGGTACTACGACCAATACAAATTTAGGCACAGCACTTGAAGAAGCTATTACAGGTTCAGCTGATGTTACTTTTGCAGGGGTTGATATCACTCTAACATTAACTGACACTAATACAACTCAAATAGCTCGTAACCTAAGACTTAATCTAACAGGATCATCAAGCGGGGCTCGTAACTTAATAGTTCCTGCGATTGAAAAACAATATCTTGTTAATAATGGATGTACTGATGCGGTTACTATTAAAAACTCGTCAGGTACAGGCGTTGCAGTTCCTGCAGGCAAATCAATGATTGTCTATAATAATGGTACCAACGTTGTTGAAACGACTTCCTATATATCTTCAATATCTTTAGGCACTGCTCTACCTTTATCATCAGGAGGTACAGGTGCTACCGATTCTTCCACAGCAAGAACTAATTTAGGTTTAGGTTCTATGGCTGTTCAAAACGCAACAGCAATTAACGTATCAGGCGGTACGATTACAGGTATTACAGACTTAGCTGTCGCTGATGGAGGTACAGGTGCTTCTACTGCAGCAGGCGCTAGAACTAATTTAGGTCTTGTTATTGGTACAGATGTACAAGCTTACAGTGCTGACTTAACAAACTTGATCGGACTCTCTGTGGCTGATGGTAACTTTATCGTTGGTAATGGTTCAACGTTTGTTACTGAGTCTGGAGCGACTGCTCGAACCAGTCTAGGTGTTGGTACAGGTAATAGTGTTCAGTTTAATTCATTTGGTGTAGGCACAGCAGCATCAGGCACTGCAGGCGAAATTAGAGCAACTAACAACATCACTGCATACTACTCGTCTGATATTAAATTTAAAGAAAACGTAAAAGACATTGATAATGCTCTTGGTAAAGTAGACCACATTGGTGGTAAAACATTTGATTGGACAGCAGACTATATTAAAGATCATGGTGGTGAAGATGGATACTTTGTTCAAAAACATGATATAGGTGTAATTGCTCAAGATGTAAAAGAAGTTATGCCAGAAGCTGTAAGAGAAAGAGAAGATGGTTCATTAGCAGTTGACTATCCAAAACTTGTATCTTTGGCTTTTGCAGCAATAAAAGAATTAAAAGCAGAAATTGACGAATTAAAAGGTAAGTAACGATGACGATGCCCGCTTCAGGACAAGTTAGTTTAAGCCAAGCTGTAACTGAGCTTGGTTATGCGAGTAATACTATTACTATGAATGATACAATGGTACGTAACTTAGCAAATAGAACTACAACAAACAGTCAAATTAGTTTTACTAATTTTTATAATAGATACTACACTGTATTTGGACAGCAAAACTATACATCAGTAGGTTCGTTTTCTTGGACTGCCCCAAGTGGTGTTAAAGCTGTACACGTTGTCGCCATTGGTGGTGGAGGCGGTGGATATCACTCAGGTAATGCAGGTCCAGGCGGAGGTGGTGGAGGCCTTGGTTGGAAAAATAATATTGCTGTAACACCAGGCAGTTCTTATACTGTCGTAGTTGGTGGAGGAGCACTTGGTAATGACCAAGGTGGCGCGGGTACTAAAGCAGGTGATAGTTACTTTAATAATACTTCAACTGTGAAAGGCGGTGGAGGTTATACATTTACAAATTGGATCGGAACAGCTGTTGGTGGTAACTATGTTGGTGATGGCGGTGGTAATGGTCAATCTATGTATCACGCAGATGACACTGCTGGTGGAGGCGGTGGAGGAGCAGCTGGATACACTGCTAATGGAGGTACTAACTCTGGTGGCTGTGCAGGTAATGGTGGTGCAGGTGATTCACAAGGTGCTGGCGGTGGTGGTGTTAGTATATACGGACAAGGTGCTTCAGGCGCTAACAAGGGCTATCAACAAGGTGGTGGTAATCCAGGATCAGGTGGTAACTTTGGTGGCGGACGAGACGGTGGAGCCTATGGTGGAGGCGGTGGTGGAGCTGACTCATCAGGTACTTCAGGTATTGGAGCACAAGGTGCACTAAGAATTATTTGGGGACAAGGTAGAGCTTATCCATCAACATTAACAACAGACCAGACTCCTGGCGAACGATACGGAACAGCATAATTATGGCAATTAACATTAATGCAAAAACAAGTGGAGTCGGTGGACTAGAAACCACAGCAGATAACTCAGGCAATATTAATATTCAGTCTGGTGGATCTACTGTAATGAGTGTTACTTCAAGTGGTGTTGCTGTCACCGGGTCCTTCTCTCAAAACGGCGCAGTCTACTCAACCCAACCAAGTTTCCGTAACCTCATCATCAATGGTGATATGAGGATTGACCAAAGAAACGCTGGTGCTAGTGTTACTCCTACTACTGATGGAACTTATACATTAGATAGATGGACAACCAGAATTTCTGCCGCTTCAAAATTTAGCGTTCAAAAAAATGCAGGAGCAGTAACCCCACCAGCGGGTTTTATAAATTATTTGGGCGTTACTTCTTTGGCTGCTACATCTGTAGGCTCTACAGATTATTATGCAGTTTCTCAATTTATTGAGGGACTTAATACTGCTGATTTAGGGTTTGGAACCGCAAATGCCCAAACCGTAACCCTATCATTTTGGGTTCGCTCTAGTCTTACTGGTACTTTTGGCGGTTATATTTCTAATAGTTCAGGTGGAAGAATTTATCCTTTTAGTTACACCATTTCTTCTGCAAATACTTGGGAAAAAAAATCAATAACAATTGCTGGTGATACTGCTGGCACTTGGTTAACAACCAGTGGTATTGGTATAAGAGTTCAATTTAATTTAGGTTTTGGTTCTACTTATCAGGGTGCTGCAAACGCTTGGAACTCTTCTAATATTTTCCAACCAACTGGAGCAACATCGGTAGTAGGTACATCAGGTGCTACATTCTATCTTACAGGCGTCCAGCTCGAAGCCGGCTCAACAGCAACTGAGTTTGAACACAGACCATACGATATGGAGTTAGCTAGGTGTCAGAGGTATTATGAAAAAAGTTATAACATTTCTCAAAGTGTAGGAGCATCAACATCTGCAGGTCAAGAATATTTTCAAGTAGCTGGAGCAAGAAACATAAACTATGGGTTATATACAACACATTATAAAGTTCCAAAAAGAGCAAGTTGTACAGTCACTTTATATTCTCAAAATGGAACAAGTGGATATTTAAGTAATGGTGATAGTGGTGCAAACCTTGGAACTGGTGGAGTTTTATTTATTTCTAGTGAAAATATGTTTGTGTCAAAAAATACAGGAAGTACAATAGCTGATGGAACAGTAATTTCTTATCAATGGACAGCAGAGTCGGAGTTATAATATGGTGAAATATAAAAAAACATTAATGAGCGATGGTACAGAAGCAGATGTAATATTAAGAACAACTGATAATGCAAATATTCCTACAGACGAAGCAAACACAGACTACCAAGAATATCTAGAATGGGTCGCAGAAGGTAACACACCAGAGGAGGCAGAATGAGCGTAACAATTAACGGCATAGGTTTTGTAGAAAACAGTATCACACTGGATACAAACTACACACTAGCAGATAATCGTAATGCTATGACTGCTGGTCCTGTAACTGTAGCAGATGGTATCACTATCACTATCGGTGATGGGAGTACGTGGTCAGTAGTATGATGAACTTTTATACATACGTATATAAAAGAACTGATGGCACACCATTCTATGTTGGTAAAGGTCATGGCAATAGAATAATGCAAC